ACGCTTGTACGACCACGGCCTTGGCCGCGGACGCAACCGCTGGTCGCTTTAATGTTGTGGTTGAATATACTGTGCTCTAAAAATAAATATATCTTTATGTTTTGCCCCCTCTTCGGAGGGGGTTTTTATTTCTCGAAACTAAATCAATATCAAAAAATGGTGATCTGCCAAATTTTTTCGCCTCCAATTTCTTGAGATTTTCGTTTTTGCCATTTTGAAACTACTTATTTGAAAGGAGAAGCTACTATGAACCCTCGTAGAAGATTAATGCTTAGAATGAAGGCCCGCGGCGATACCACAAGTGTTGAAATAATTCCCGTTGTTGAAGAAAGTGTTGTTGAGCCTGTATTAGAAGAAGTTGTCCAGAAAGTCGCAAAAGAAGTTGCTGCTGAAACCGCGCCTACCACAAAGAAAACTACAACGAAAAGAAGCACACAAAAAAAGACCACCACCAAGAAAAAATAGCGAATTTCTTAATTAATTAAAATGAAGCCCAACATATGGTCGGGCTTTGGGTTTAATTAACTATTTATTCAGTAGGAGGAAGTGCGTGTGCCTACCAATCTTAGTCCAAAATCTCAAACAAGTGCGATTGTCCTTACATCGACGGGATCGACAACACAGGTATCAGCCTCACTGCCATTTGGCATATATACGGGGTCTGTAGCTTTTCTTAGTGGGGCATCAGATCAGGTTGCCTATGTTTATAAAAAACTGGGTGGTGATGTTGTTGATATTGAGCTTACCCCAAATAATGTATATGCTGCCTATGAAGAAGCCGTCCTAGAATACTCATATATTGTTAACCTACACCAAGGTAAGAATATATTATCGGACGCGTTAGGCAACACCACAGGTACCTTTAACCACAAAGGAAATGCAACGTCTGGCCCCCTTAGCGCCAGCTTGAAGTTTCCAAGATTTGAAGCAAATTATACTAATAGAGTTGGCGATGGAGCTTCGACTATGGCCGGCCTCGGTGGGACGACCCCGATTTATTCGGCTTCCTTCACGACTGTTAAAAATCAACAGGACTATAATTTACAGACAATCATTTCCAGTTCTTCGGCTTCGGGCGTTAATGATAATGACGAGACGGTGCCATATGCAGGAAAAGTAACTGATAAACGCGTAATAATTGATAAAGTATATTATCGGTCCCCAGTGGCAATGTGGCGCTTTTATGGCTATTATGGCGGCATTGGTGTTGTGGGAAATTATACCACTTACGGACAATATGCAGATGACTCAACATTTGAAGTTGTGCCTACTTGGCAGAATAAGCTTCAAGCCATAATGTATGAGGATTCCCTGTATACTCGGGTTTCTCATTATTCTTATGAAATTTTTAATAATAATTTAAGGCTATACCCCACTCCACGTGGCGATGATAACTTTGCTGGCTATCTTGATCGTATTTGGTTTAGATTTAGAGTTAAAAGCGATGTGTGGGATGAAGATGGAGATATTGACACCGGCATTGAAGGTGTGAATAACATGAACACCCTTCCCTTTGAGAATATTCCATATGATAATATTAATGCAATTGGCAAACAATGGATTCGAAAATATGCTCTTGCGCTTTGCAAAGAGATGCTAGGGCAAATTAGAGGTAAATTTACAACAATTCCAATCCCCGGTGAAAGTGTGACGCTAAATCATTCTGAATTGCTATCTCAAGCGAAAGAAGAGCAGACTGCACTTAAAGATAAGTTGATGGAGATACTCAAAGAAGTAGAATATGTTGAATTAGCCAAGCAGGACCAAGAAAAAGTAACAGCGACGGAGGAAACTTTAAAAAGAGTTCCCTTACCAATATTTGTAGGATAGGAGAAAGTAAATGTCTGATAGTGAATGGTCCAGGCCTCCTGCTCCGCCCCCTCCGCTGTTTTTAGGAAAGAAAGAGCGCGACTTAGTTAAGCAAGTTAATGATGAGCTTATTGAAAAAATTGTCGGACAGCAAATTCTTTACTATCCTATTGATATGTCTTCAACAAATTTTCATGAACTATATGGCGAAGCAATAAAAAAGACTTATTTGCCTCCTATTCGCATTTATGCGCTTGTTGAATTTACTGACTACTCTACTGAATATATGGAAGGCGCCGGAATTGATAAAACATGGGAAATTAATGTTCATTTCCACGAAAGACGCTTACAGGAAGATCAAGATATGTACGTACGAGAAGGTGATTTTGTTTTATACGGAGATTTTTATTACGAGATAGTTAAGTTAACAGAAGCAAGAAAACTTTTTGGCCAAGTTGACTATGGTTTTGAAATTTCTGCAAGATGCAGAAGAGCAAGGAAGGGATTATTCGATGCTACCTGATAATTTTGATTTTGCACAATTAGATCCTGATTTCAAGGAGGGCACCCTTAAAGAGATAGGTATGCAGGCCTCAAACATAGAAAATATTGATTATGCGATAGTTTCATGGCTTAAGAAAGATTTAGATTTGAGTGCCACGACCAATGAAGGATTTATAAATGTGCCGGTTTTATGGCAAACGCCCGAGCGCTCATTTCAAATAAAGAATGAAAAAGACTTACGAGATGACGCCGGCGCCCTCAAACTGCCCTTGATTAGCATAGAGCGCACTACGATCACCAAAGATCCAACAAGGAAAGGGGGCTATCAGGCTCACATATACTCACGTGATATGAATGGGCGCATAGGAAGAATGGTTCTTGCCAAAAAAATAAAACAAGATAAAACACGAAATTTTGCTGTGGTGGCGGCGACAAGAGACAGAACCATTGGCAAATTGCAACAATATTCGCCAAGAGTGAATAAAAAGATTGTTATTCAGACCTTATCAATCCCTATTCCTGTATATGTTAATATTGATTATAAAATCACCATTAAGACCGAATATCAGCAACAGATGAATGAGCTTCTGACGCCTTTTATTGCAAGAACTGGGCAAATTAATGCTTTTGTAATGAGAAGGAGCGGCCATCTCTATGAAGGCTTTATTGAACAAGGCTTTGCGCACAACAATAACGTTGCAAATTTAAATGAAGATATGAGAATGTTTTCAACCGATATTACAATCAAGGTTTTGGGCTATTTGATGGGTGAAGGAGAAAATGACGATAGGCCCATTGTTAGAATAGATGAGAATGTTGTGGAATTGACCTACCCGAGTGAAAGCATAGCTTTCCCCGATGAAGATGACTTTTTTACATTATAAACCACTTCCTGAAGTGTCTTTGGAATTAAAAATACTATTTATTCATGATTACTCATGCATTTAAGCATATTATTTTAATAAGAGGGGCACGTAATGTCAGTTAAAAGTTTTAAGTTTGTATCTCCCGGGGTGTTTATCAATGAAATTGATAATTCCTTTATCCCGAAGAGGGTCGAAAACATCGGCCCAGTCGTCATTGGGCGCTCCAGACGCGGCCTAGCGATGACACCAGTTGCGGTCGATTCCTACTCCGATTTTGTAACAATGTTTGGAGATACGGTAGCAGGAAATGGAGGCGGCGATATTTCTCGCAATGGAAATTATCAATCGCCCATGTACGGCACATATGCCGCAAAAGCCTTCCTGAACTCAAAAGTTGCCCCTCTAACTTACATTCGCCTCTTAGGTCAGCAAACCACTGCCGGCTCAACTGCCGGCGGAGATGCTGCAGCAGGCTGGCAGACCGCCAATCGCATTACAACGAGTGCAGCCACTAATGGTGGTGCTTACGGCCTGTGGGTGTGGCCTTCGGGCTCAAGTTCGAACCTTGGAACAGGCTCGCTAGCTGCCGTTTGGTATCTTAATGACGGAATTCTACAATTAAGTGGAAACCTTCATCCCGGGCTTGGCGGCGATGCGCTCGATTCCCGCGGAGTGGGCAACGTTGTTGCCACTGACTCAGATGGCTTGTTTACTGTGTATGTTTCAGGTTCTCAAATAGCAGAAAAAATTAAGTTTGGCTTTGATGATACAAAAGAGACGTTTATACGCAAGAAATTCAACACCAATCCTCAAGTGGCAAATACAAACGCATCTAGTTTTTATCCGGCATCTACAAAGCAAGATTATTGGCTTGGTGAAACCTTCGAGCAGGCCCTCCGCCGCGAGGGAGCCTTGCATTCTGATGGGACAGCAAAAGTTGGTGTAATTCTTGGGATTGCACAATCAGGCTCTTCGGGCCCAGACAGCAGCTATGATCCGAGCAACATGAAGTCGCAGGCTTCCCGTGAAGCAGTGGCCGGCTGGTTTATTTCACAAGATTTAAACGCTGCTGGCGATTACGAGCCTGGAAACATGCAAAAGCTTTTCCGCCTCAAGGGCCGCGGCCACGGAGAGTGGTTACATAAGAATGTCAAAGTTTCAATTGAGAAGATCCGCCAAGCCACTACAACTACGACGGAGTATGGCACCTTCTCGGTTGTTCTAAGAAGTATTCTTGACACAGACAACAAAATTGAAGTTCTAGAGCGCTTCGACAATCTTAGCTTAGATCCAAAATCGCCAAATTACATTGCGCGCAAAATTGGAGACAAATATACAAACTGGAACACGGCCACTAAAGCGCTAGATACGTATGAAACATATCCCAATAATTCAAAATTTGTATATGTTGAAATGGCCGATGCTGTTAAAGCCGGCGCATCCTCGCCAAAATACCTTCCATTTGGTTACTATGGTCCACCACGCCCGGCACAGGTGACAGTAACCGGCTCCGGGCTCACTAATCTCGACGATGGAGTCTCCGGCAGCGCCGGCGGCTATGTCGGCGCGCCACTGAACACCGGATGGTGTATTTCGGGCCGAAATAAGGTTGTTGGTGTGTGGAACAATGGCGCGACACCCACCTTTAATACTGACGTCTTCCTATCCGGCGCCGTGGCCGGCGCGGTCGCGACGGCGGAAACCACTCTATACGTAGCCAACGCACTTACCGGTGCGATGATCTGGCCATCGGCTAGTTTGCGAATTTCCGCATCGGATGGTGGCTTGAAAGACCCGACAAACGCCTATTTTGGATTTACATCTACAAGAGCCCAAGGTTCGACACGCCCAGATGCCAGTGTTGGAGATTTTGGCAGACTGTGGTATTCAGGATATTCCGATGATCCAACGAGCGCTTACCTTACTCAACAGGTTGCTGCGTGGTCATACATCTTCAGTTTAGATGACGTCGCGAAGGACGGAACCAGTGGTGGAGGCTATGCGTATCGCTCTGGCTCACGAGCCATAGGCGAATCAGTTACGACTTCGTCTTATACTGACTTGCTAGATGCAGGCTATAACCGCTTTACGGCGCCTTTCTGGGGCGGCTTCGATGGGTTCGATATTACAGTGCCCGATCCGCTCTACAATAATGGAATGAGCAGCACTTCTACAGAAGATAATAGCTATGCTTACCATACGTATCGCAGGGCAATTGATTCTGTTTCTGACCCCGAGGCTCTCAATATGAACCTCCTTACTGTTCCAGGCTTAACGCTGGATTCCCTAACGGGGCACATGATTGATGTTTGCGAGGAGCGCGCAGACGCCATGGCTCTTATCGACCTGCCAAATGTCTATATTCCGGCTCATGAGCAATATTATTCATCTGCAACAAGCCGAATTGGCACTGACGCAACACAGGCGGCAAGAGAACTTAGGGATAGAAGAATTGATTCCTCTTATGGTGCAACATTCTATCCTTGGGTCCAGGCCCGCGACGAAGGGACTGGCCAACTTATTTGGATCCCGCCAACTGTTGCTATGCTTGGCGTTCTGGCTAGTTCAGAGGCCAAAACCGACGTTTGGTTTGCTCCGGCAGGCTTCAATCGCGGAGGTCTTACCGACGGCGCTGCTGGAATTGCGATCACAGGAGTTACGCAGAGGTTGACATCGAAAGATCGCGATACACTTTATGAATCACGGATTAACCCGATTGCCTCGTTCCCCAATAGTGGAATTGTACTCTTCGGCCAGAAGACGCTCCAAGAGCGCCAATCTGCCCTAGATCGCATTAATGTCCGCAGATTGGTAATCTACATGAAGAAGCAGATTTCCATTCTTTCTACACAAATTCTCTTTGAGCAAAATGTGCAGGCAACTTGGAATCGCTTCAAGGGACTTATTGAACCGTTCTTGGCGAATATTAAGACTAGGTATGGTATCACCGATTATCGTCTAATTCTGGACGAAAGCACAACGACACCAGATCTTATCGATCAGAACATCTTATATGCTAAGATTATGATTAAGCCGGCCCGCGCCATCGAATTCATTGCCATTGACTTCGTTATCGCATCCACTGGTGCCTCATTTGATGATTAAAACATGGGGAAAATAATTTCCCTCACTACTTATTTTTAGAAACAGGAGAACTCAAATTATGCCATTTTGGTCAACAAACTTCGGAGAAGACGCAACCCTTAAAGATCCTAAAAGGAATTTTAGATTTACGATAGAATTTCAAGGAATACAGGCCGAGCAAGGGGGCGCCCTGGCATGGTATGCCAAGTCTGTTGGAAAGCCGAGCTTTACAGTTGAGAATGTAGAGCATCAATATCTTAATCACACTTTTTATTATCCTGGCTCCGTTACTTGGAACACAGTCAGTGTTGAGATGGTAGATCCAGTTAGTCCGGATATGACTGCAACATTTTCTGATATTTTAGTGCAGTCTGGCTATTCTCCTCCCACAAATGCTGATTCTTTAGGCACCATTTCTAAAGCAAAGGCCGCCGGCGCATTGGGTACCGTAATTATTACCCAAATCGATTCTGACGGCCAGCCGCTCGAAACATGGACACTTTGGAACGCGTTTGTTAAGGATTTTGCTTTGGGTGAATTATCCTATGGTGACGATGAGTTATCCACAGCCACAGTCGAGCTTATGTACGATTGGGCCCGCGTAGAGACAACCAATCCGTCAGTCGCAACCGCCGGCGGTGGTACTAGTTTCTTTAACGCATAATGACAATATAATTAAACGAGAGGTGTACATTGTCTAGAAATCAAGATCGCTTAGGAGGCGTTCAACAAAGAGATGCGAATCCCCCTGCACCGGCAATGGGAGAAGGAGGGTTCTCGTTTGTAGTTCCGACAGAGTTTGTAGAACTACCATCAGAAGGCCAGTATTATCCAGAAGGCCACCCTCTTTGTGGCGAAACCTCTATTGAAATTAAACAAATGACCGCAAAGGAAGAGGATATGCTCACGTCTAAAACCCTTATTAAGAAAGGGGTGGCGATAGACCGAGTTATTGGTAGCTTAATTATTAACAAGGCAATTGATCCAGATTCTTTGCTCGTAGGCGATAGAAATGCAATCATTGTCGCCACCAGGGTGTCGGCGTATGGCAGCGAGTATACTACAAAGGTGGGATGTCCATCCTGTGGGGCCTCACAAGACTATTCTTTTGACTTAAATTCGGCAAAGGTATATCATGGCGAAGATTCGGATACCGTTGGTGTCACTGATAATGGAAATGGTACTTTTGATGTGGAGCTACCGCGCACAAAAGCGGTTGTGACTTTTAAAACTCTAACCGGAAGAGACGAAAAAGTGTTTTTCTCGGGGACAGAACACGACAAGAGACAGAAAGTAGATAGAATGATAACAAGACAGCTTAGTAGTATGATTCTAGCGGTCAACGGCGATTCAAGTGCTGAAGCAACGAACTATATGGTTAATAATATACCATCAGCCGATTCTCGCCATCTTCGTTTGGCATATCGCCTTACTTCCCCAAACATCGATCTAACCCAACATTTTGAATGTGATGAGTGCAGCCACGAGCAGGACATGGAGGTCCCGCTGAATGCGGACTTTTTTTGGCCTGACCGATGAATATATGGAGAGCATATATGAACAATTTTTCTTCTTAAAATATTCGGGCGGCTGGTCATTTAGTGAGGCGTATAACTTGCCAATTGGCTTGAGGGATTGGTTCACTAAGCGCCTCTTAAAGCAGCTTGAGGCAGAAAAAGAGGCGATTGAGAGCGCGTCAAAGTCAAAGGGCTCCCGCTCCACCACACACACGCTGGGCCCAGAGAATGAGCCAAAACCCCCTCCAAGGTATAAGCCGCCATCACGTCAGTAATTGAATCCCTTGTTTTTCTGTGAAAAACTATTTAATTTAGAACCGAGGGTTTCATTGTGGCATCAGAGAAAGATCTTAAGCTAGCTAAAGAATTAAATGCGAAACTTGAGGATAGGAAAGGGTTAGCTGAACGTTTAAATAAGCTCAGCAAAGAAGATCTGAAGAACATGCAGGAGTCGAAAGAACTCCATGAGTCGATCCGGACAGCGGTCGATGCTCTCGTCGCCTCCCAAGTTCAAGCTCTTGATCAGCGAAAAAAGCATGTTCAGAGCTTAAGAGATGAATTAACAGAATTAAATAAGATCGACTTATCGGAAAAGTCGCGATACGCCCAAGGCGTCATCCAAGAAGAACAGAAGCGCCGGATAAAAGAACTAGAAGAAGAAGAGTTAAAGTTACTTAACGAACGAATATTGGCCGGCGAAAAGCTTAGTGACCAAGATGAAAAAAGACTAAAGGATCTCGACAAGCAACAGAAAAAGCTCGAAAAGATGAAAAACGTCACCGAGGTCATGACCAAACTCACTGCCACGGGCCTTTTTAGCGGCGATTCCAGCAAGATGACCAGTTCGCTTAAAAGCATCGGTGGTTCCATGGAAAGCAAAATGCTCAAACCAATGGAAGATGCTATTGGCAAAGCCGACACCCTAGGTGGCAAATTCGGCGCTATGGTTTCTCTTCTTTTAGTTAAAGCACTCTTAGATTATGCCAAGGCCGCCGTCAAGCTTGCTTACGATTTGGGCAATGTTGAAAATGCCTTTATGAAGGCAACAGGCGCCAACGAAGAGTTCGCGCGCTCCGTAACAAACTCATACAAAGAAGGCCGCAGATTTGCAGCAACCGCAGCAGACATGAGTAAGGCAACACAAGGCCTTTATAACGAATTTACAGACTTCACATTCCAAGATAAAGACACAAGAGAGGGCCTGATCGAAACTGGCGCCGTTTTGGAAAAACTCGGAATAAGCAATCAGAAATTTGCACAAAGCGTCCAACTTTCCACTAAAGCACTTGGAATGTCTGCTGAAGGCGCCGGCCAATCAATGCTGGATCTTGAAAAATATGCCGAAGAACTCGGAGTGTCCCCAGAGAGGCTATCAAGCCAATTCCTTGAAGCCGGAGATTCTTTGGCCAAATTGGGCGAAAATGGCGATGAGGCATTTAGAGACCTAGCCGCGGCAGCCAAGATCACTGGCCTGTCAGTTACCAAGTTGTTAAACATTGTGAACCAGTTTGACACATTTGAGGGCGCCGCAAGACAGGCTGGCAAGCTAAATGCAGCCCTGGGTGGCAACTTTGTAAATGCCATGGATCTCATGATGGAGACCGACCCGACAGCTAGATTTGAGCAAATTAGAGACTCCATCCTAGATACAGGCTTGTCGTTTGATGAGATGTCATATTATCAGAAGAATTTCTACAAAGATGCCATGGGCCTTAGTAGTGTCGGCGATCTGGCCCTGGTACTTAGTGGAAATATGGATTCTGTTTCTGGAGCAACCAAAAAGACATCTCAAGAGTATGAAGATGCAGCCAAAAGAGCACAAACAGTCGCAAGCTTCCAAGAGCAGTTAAACATACTTTTTGCTGAAATGATCCCGATAATAACACCATTAATTGACGGCATGAGAAACTTCTTCGGGTGGATGTCCAAAAATGCAAAAATAATAAAAGTAGTAAGTGGGCTTATACTGACTATTACCGGCGCCATCCTGCTGTTTACTGGCGCGGGAACAGCCGGTGGCATTGCCGGCGTTACTTTGGGGCTCGGCTTGTTGTTTGATAGTGTTGAATATGGTGAAAAGAAGATGTCGGGACTGTCAATATTATTTAAAAAACTTGGTAAAGCTCTAGAGCCTTTGTGGACTGATTTAAAATTACTTTTTGAGCCTTTTATGTTATTGTTTGGAGGCGCCGGCGGCGAAATGGGCTTAATGGCGATAGCAATACCTATAATTGAAGCACTTGCGGTGGCACTCAATTATATGGTGCTGGGCGTTAAAATGGCCCTCGCCCCATATACAGCCGCCGCCGCCCTTATATCTGATTTTATTAAACTAATACAAGGTGATCTTACATGGGAAAATAGCTCGGTTGGTAAATGGTTTGGCGGATTTGCGCAATCAATTGCAGGCATAATAAGCCCTATTTTGGAGCTTTTAAACTATTTTGGTCTCATAGACGACAAAGTGGAAATGCTGGGCCACACTATGTTTGAAAAATCATATGCATCAAGCTTCTTAGACGGAATCGATAAATTTGGAGAAGGCTTTGAGCACATGGGCAGCGGCGTAAACCTCGCCATAACTCCGGTGACGTCTCTTATAGAAAAAATGATCGAACTCGGCGATTCGCCGATATTCAAGGTTGGTGCTGCAATTGCAGGCTGGTTCGGCAATGATGACACCGCCGCAGCAACCACCGGCGCCCCAGCCGCAGCCGCAGCAGCAGGCACCGGAGGGACCACGATGATTAATCAGGGCCCAGAAAACATAACAATTGAATTGAAGGTTGACAGAGATAAATTGGCAACCATAGTACATAAGATAAATGGCAAATCTTCAAGTAATGCTATAGCAGGGAGGGGGTAGAAATGGCGGATGAAAAGGGTAAGCCCACTGCAGCGGACTTTTATAATCAAATATTTGAGACGCACAAATATAAAGCAAACCAAGTTGGTAGTAAACCAGATGTTCCATATGCCGACGGATCGGACGCATATGCAAACAATAAGAAAATGTATATTTCGTTTTTGCACGTCCCCACTCAAACAAGCGTCTTCTTTAAAGCATTTATAACGGCATTTAACGAAACCTATACGCCGGCATGGGCGAGTGAAGAGGTTTTTGGTCGAGCAGATCCAATCTACACGTTTAAGCAAACCACAAGATCTATACAGTTAACTTTTATGGTTCCTGCAGCAAGCGAAAGCGAAGCATTTGAAAACCTTGGAAAAGTTCAGAATTTGGTCCAATTTCTATATCCAAACTACACCAAAGTTCAGGAGGCACAAACAATTTCCCAGGGTCCCCTTCTTAGGCTAAAAGTGATGAACCTTTTACAAGATGTGAACAATATGAAACGCTTGCCCGAACAATCTAGCTTTAAGGACCTCAAAACTAAGTCAAAATATTATACTGAATATAAGTCCCGCGGAGCGGCCCCTCATCACGGGCTTCTAGGATTCATCTCTAGTTTTACAGTAAATCATAACATTGAGAATAGAGAAGTCGGCGTTTTCGAAAAAATAGGCAGTAGCAATACAGTTCTGCCAAAAAATATTGAGGTTGTTGTCGGCTTCACGCCGATTCATGAGCACCCACTGGGCTGGGATGTCAACAATAACTTCGGAAAAGGCAGCGACGGCCTCTCCGATGGCGGACTTTTCCCCTATGGAGTGGAAATGTACGATCCTCGCAAATCAGAATCAGATTTGAAAGACAAGACATGGGACAAGCTCATGGATCCTCCCCCGGAGCAGACGATACTCTCCGTCCAAGCCCAGCAACACATGATCAAGGAGGGACTCACCCAAAAGGACATCCGCAAGTTCGACACCGCCCGGCCAATGACGTACGAGGAAGCGATGGACTACGAACCCGCCGCCCGGTGGCAGTCCGGCGCTCCTCGAACTCGCCTCGATGAAGAGAAAAAATAAATTATGGCAAGCAGATACAGTAAATTTAAAATTTTAGATAATGATAGCGATTATTATGCACCCCTTCGAAAATCGAGAGGTCTCAGAAATATCCAGCATTTTGAAACGCCCATATTGCACCACCCCGGCGTTTTGACAAGGGCTGTTATAAAGTCAGAGACCTATATGTGGAAATACGGCGATAGACTTTATAATTTGGCACATCAGTATTATGGCAACGCAGAATTTTGGTGGATTATAGCATGGTATAATGGATATCCAACCGAAGCATCAATTAGAAATGGCGCCATTATTGAAATTCCTCTTAGTCTAGAAGAGGTCACAGTGGCGTTGGGGTTATAATAAATGGGCACAGTAAGTAAATGTACACAGACCGGCGATTATGACCCTAATGGGTCGCACCTGCCAAATTTCTTAGACCGCATGAAGACAAAATGCGGCTCACTCGTCGGCGAGGGCGACAAGACCGGCAATTTGGACTGTTTTTATGAGGCCGCCAGCAAACTCAATTATTATATAAATAGGATTGCTGTCGGACCCGACTCCTGGGCTCAATACGGCGGCGGCGTGCCCGCCACGATTAAGGATGCCAATACCGAGGCACCTATAAACGTAAGCCCACAAACTTTTGATGGGTTGTTTACAGCAGTTCAAATTTCTTCTGGCCTGGCCGCCACCACCCCCGCGTCCGATCCCAGCGAACTCAAAGCAGTCTCCACGTCACTAATCAACGCCGGCAAGCCCATCGAGCGCCCGACATCTTGGAGCTTGAGCAATATTAGAGGCTACCTTCCAGAGCCGGAAGGGTTAGCTAAAGCCCTGGGTTCAGACCTTGGCCGGGCAACCGGTCACGCAGACAGCACTAAGACCTGGACCGATGAAGCAATTTGTAAGGCTTACAACGGCATGACCACGGTGAAGGTCTTTGGGGCGCCCGGGTTCCCCGCGGGCACCATACAGATCAAGAACAAAAAAACCTACCATGGCCACATCGCTGCTGGCCAGGCGCACAAGCCCGGCGGCGCCGGTGTTATCGGATACGTCGGAAAGTGCGTAGTTCAGGTCAACCCGGTACCCGGAAAAATCGAAATTGAACCCACATCGTCACATGCCATCGCACAGCGCCTCCCCAATCGCGACGACCCGAAGGGCGCAATGTTTATATCTAAGCCCAGTGGCTTGAGGCCCGTCGGTGGTGTATCGAAGAAGACCGGCGGCAGCACGCGCGTCCCGGCATCAGAAGAAGGCGCCACTATAGATTATACTCTGGGGACGCATGGATCATGGGCCGAAGCAGTTTCCGCATGGACGGAAGGCCACGAAACTGCCACCGTGGGCCTGTCCAAGGGCGCCCTTACGTCAGGCGTCCTGACGCAGGCACCCCAACGCGATATACTGAAAGTTAAACTTAACGCACTCTTAGGCTGGACAGATGAACTCCTCGACTCGTATGGTCGCGAAATAGATTCCGACGGCACCGATAACCTCAAACTGCTCAAGGTCGACATCAATGCAGCCATCGCCCTCCTCGCTTCTCCCGGCCTCACGTCCTGTGCTAATGACGCCAACGACGCAATCGGCTGGATCGCGAAACAAGGCCAGACTAATGTAGGCGTGGCTCTCAACGATCCACTCGTCGACAATGCCCAGACACGTCTTGATAATGCTCAGGATCAACGCCAAGCCAATCAGAATGCCGGCGGCGCGTTCGGCGCCGCAACCGTGACAGTGTCCCGGGACATTAAGTATAAAGAGCAGTGCATTCTTTTAAGTCAAATCTCCACTTTGGCTCAATATAGAAGAAATTTAGACAAAGTAGACCCCGAGGCCAATCGGCGATTGCCTTATAGACCCGGCGGCCAGTATTTTGGAGGCGAAACTAAAGAAACCAATGCGCCCCTTTTGGTTGAAGGCGAATCATTTGGCTTTATGAATAAATTGACTCAATACGGTGGTATGAAACAATTTTTTGATATGACAAACGCTGAAATTGCTGGCCTGCAGCCATTAATAAGGCTATATAAAGTAAGGAATGCCAACGACCCCAGCGCAAAGACGGCTGAGCAAGAAATCGCCTTCGACTCCTACGCCACAAAAGAAGACGTTACGAGCATTTTTGAAACAAAGGAAAGGAGGGGGTTTGGCGTTGGTATTAAAGATTTTAAAATATCATACGAAGGACAAGATTTATTTGCGCAAAAAAAATCAATTAAGGCAACTTTAAAATTACAAGCAAATAGTTTTTCAGAGCTACTCAAAGAAAGGGGCCCCAACGGGCAAAAATATCGATATATCGATCTCGCACTTAAAACGGGTACGAAGTTCATCGAAAAGAGACCAGAACTAGACGAATTAAACTTCAGGCTAAAAGCTACCTTTGGCTGGGTGCCGATTACTAATACAATTTTAAGAAAGGAGGTCGTGACTGCCCTTAAAGGCACATTTGTGAGTGTGAACTTGACGCCAGTTACTCATAATTTCGATTTTGATGACCTGGGCCGAGTAACCTTTACAATTGAGTATTTTGCATATATTGATGAATTTTATGATAAGCCTAGAATGAATATTTTTACTCATGCCGGAACATACACGAATGTTCTGAAAAGAAAGATAGCATATGCCTCCGCAACAAAGGCAGCAAAATGCGATAATGATGAAGCTTCTCAGCGGGAAAAAATAGCTAAACAGAAAAAAGATGAAGTTGATAAAATTGAAAAAGAAAAAATAAGTATGTTAAACCGCATCTTTGCGCAGTTGTTCAGAGACAAAAAGATATATTTTTTAAATCTCTCTAGGCAACAACTAACCGAGGTAATTAGTTTAGGGCCTTATTTTAAATTTACAACCGGCGTTGCACTGACCACCCCGGACGCCGATCTTTCAGAATCTATGCAGAGTCGCTTGGCGACTGCATGGAAGCGAAAATTTGCGGCCGCACCCGGAGGCTCTGACAGAAAAACTAATGATGCTTTGGAGGCCTCATTGCTTGTGGGAGGAGTCGATAGTGTTCAAATTCCATTTTTTTACGTTGGTGATTTGTTGGATCTGATCTTAGGGAGCATGGAAGAGTTTCTCAATAAGACGGCCGACGGGATCAAGGATGCCACCGGATATGGCTCGGGCGACAATGCCATTACGTTCGATGCTGAGGTTAAGGCCGTCGAAATGAACGCGATAACAAAAAGCATTGCAGAATTTGAAAGATTTAGATTAGTTTTGGGCCCACTTGAGATAATTGATCATATGAATGATAGTGCTAATTATCAAAATTTTGGAGATATCCCAATATCGGTTAAGTATATGTCCGAATGGCTGACATCTAAGTTGTTAAAAAAAGACCAGGCAGTATACCCACTAACACAGTTTCTGAAAGATTTATTTAATGATCTGATAAAGAAATTTTTAAACGATGACACTTGCTATCCGTTTTCTATCAAACAAAAAGTGCGCCTTTTCCAATCAGTTGTGACATCCTTTCCTGGGGCCCAGAAGCCTGACGAAATCACCGCCCGGGCCAAATCTCAGACTGCTCACCGTCTAAACATTTTCACTGTCGATAATAAAGAGACGCCGTTCCTGAACATTTCAGGTAAGTCAACTTTTGACCGACCAAACCCAGGCGACGAAATGAATTATTTTATATTCTTCGGGGGAAGAACACAGCCAATGAATTTGATGAACGGAATCCGCTCGAAAGATGAGGATCGTGGCATCTTCCATTATTTGCTAGGCAAAAACAGAGGCATTGTAAAAACTATTAAACTTAATAAGACGAATGCCCCGGGTCTCAAGGAAGTTCGTTTTGAACAAGAAGGCTATGATGGTCTAAAGCAATTAAGAGAAATCTATGATGTTAGCATTGATACTTACGCTAATATTCGCGCATTCCCGGGAAATTATATTTTTGTTGATCCGAAAGGCTTTGATCCAAGCCTGACGTCCTACGACCAAGACAAGTTCGATTTGACTGATTTGGGTGTCGGCGGATATTTTATGATCATTCGCTCAGAACACGAATTCGCACCTGGCCGAGCCAATACGAATTTGACAGCAGTGTGGGTTGCTTCGGCCGCAGGTGCTGATGAGAACAGGATGATTGAAGAAGGTGTTGGTGCCAATAATGAGGTAAAAGCCAAGTGCAAGGCAAAAAGAGACAAAGATGCCCAAGCGCGCCTGAGTGCTAAGGCAGTGGGGGACCTCGCGGCCCAAAAATATACCGGCAATAAAGTGGAACATACCCCGGAATAGGAGAAAATCATGTCAAAATTTTACATCGAAGAAAATAATGAATCTGTTTTCTTGACATACAATAAGAAAGTGATCTATAATAAAAAAGCGTCATCGGGCCGGCCCAGTCCAAATTTGGTTGACTTCAATTTTGCTGAAAAGTTTTTCTACGGAAGAGTTGATTTTCAATTTAGGCCAATCTATTTTGATGGCACCGGCACAGTACCGATCAAATATTTTAATCAAGGCGCGGCCGATGGCAGCTCTTTTGGAGCAGCTGCATATGTAGTTGATGCTTTTGCTGACTTATCTAAACAATTTAAGAAAACTGTAGCAGCCGGCGGCTTGTGGGCTGGAGATCGCTTTTTGAGCAATTTACGAATTTTTAAAGCATATACAAGCCCTATAGACCTGTATGCGCAACATTTGGAGAACTATATGGCTGCTATGGCCTCTGAATTTATAACACAACGGATAGAAGTGCGAAACTTTAATCATTTTATGTCAAATTTTAAAACTTTAATACAAGATTCCGCTAGGCAGTTTCCATTTACAATGCCGGGATTTATAAAAAGCAAGTATTGCCCTATTCATGCATCTGGCCTGGTCATAGAAATCGCAGACACTAAGTATTTCAACGATCACGAGAAAATCGCCCAATTCATTAAAAGCAAAAATTGGAATTTTTTCTTGAATGCATGCAATTCATATGGTTTTATGGTAGACAAAGCTGTGCCATGGCGCCTGGTCGCGGATATCGCCTCTAATGAAATGCTGGCTTATGCTGCCCGATATAGCACTGCTGATGCAAATACAGGGGCCCTCATCGCCGCGAGTTATAATAATACCTATTATAAATTTTTCAATGATTTTCGAGGTTATTTGCTAACGCTATATAATAGGGTGCGTCCAGACCGCATACAGGTAGTCGAGCCGTGTGGCGACGGCTCTTCTCGCTCTGTATACATAACGCCACCAAAATATACCCTCGACCACATCAAGAAGCTAATGCCAGACGACGTACTCCTAAATCTTTATTGCAATATTCGCATCATGGAAGACCCAAACACTTTCGAACATAGTAATATACAAAAAATCATCAAACAAACCACGGTCATCGCAAATTATAGGTCTTTACCTGAAGCATTGGGTATTTTTGAAAAAATAATCAACCAACCATTTGACTATAATGGTTCTTTGAGTTATATTAAGAAGCAGATAGCATTGCTTGAGGAAGGGACTGTTGTATTTTCAGAGCCTAGATGATAAAATAGAATGTGTTGGAATTTATGCTGAAGGTCAATTAATATTTGATAATTTTCCTGATGGATTGTTAAGAACTTGGCGCCATACTGGCGCCCTAACTGATGAGCTTGTGGAATATGCATGGATTCGTTGTGGGGGCCAGAGCTTATCTGAAGTGTGCCCAGAGAACGCATCCTCTGATTTAGCGCGCATGCAGTCGCGATTTAAAGCCTATTTGCAATCTTTTAGAATTGCCAAAATTGATCTAAGAGAGCTTTGTTTCTTTGACCTCGTGCCGCAGGATTTTTTGCTTGAATTTTGCGAAGTTAAAAATAAAATTACACAGCACGTTTTTGAAAACTTTGAGAAGCCACAAAATTATGAACATTTAGCGGCAGTGCACCGCCTTCTGCACAAATTCAAATTTAAGGAATTAAATGTAAATAATCAAGATTGTCGCTCACTGTTTTCTGCGACTGCTGACCGGACAAAAGTGCAAAAAATCTTAACGGGGAATCACTACATAGATTATAATCTTTTTGGCACAATTACCGGGCGTCTTGCGACCTATCCCGGGAGCCTCCCTATTTTGACAATGAAGAAGGAATATAGAAAATTGATAAAACCACATAATGATTGGCTACTAAGTTTGGACTATAATGGCGCCGAGCTTCGAACAGTCATGGTTTTAGATGGCCAAGAGCAGCCTGACTATGATATTCACCAGTGGAATGCAAAAAACGTATTTAGCGGCCTATTGTCGCGAGAAGAAGCCAAAGAACAATTTTTTGCGTGGCTCTATAATCCAGAATCAGAGGCGATTAAAAGCGAAAAATATAATCGTCAAAAAACTCTATCATCCTACTACGATGGCGAGTACGTTGTAACCCCTATGGGCAGAAAAATTAAAGTTGATGAAAGGAGGGCATTTAATTACTTAGTGCAAAGCACAACAGCCGATATCGTCCTCGACCGGGCAGTTGAAATTGATAAATTCTTAAAAGATAAAAAATCATATGTTTCTCATATTGTACATGATGAAATCGTTATCGATCTAGATGATTCTGAGCGTGATCTGGTACCACATGTAAAGAATATTTTTGAAAACAACAAACTAAGCAAATTTGTGTGCAACACAGCGGCAGGCAAAAATTATCATGATTTAAAGGAATTGCAGTTATGATTTCCCTGATTGGAATTGGCACCGCCGGCGAAAACATCGTAAATTGCTTTAAAAACAATAAAGAGTATCGGGCTTATATTATATCCGATAATGTGCAAAGAAATAGCAAATATAAGCATAAATTGAAATCTTATAAGAATCTTGAAGATTACGAAGAAAAACCCCCGAAACTGCAGAAATTTTTTAAAGACATAGGCGACCATGTTCAAGTTTTTCTATGCGGCTCAGCACGTTCTGCTAATGCCACACTAAGCATTTTACAACACATCAAGGATAAGAAAATTGATATCTTCTACGTTCAACCTGATGTCGATTTATTGATTGGCGTTCCCAAGCTTCAAGAGAGAGCAATATTTGGTATTTTACAGGAATATGCAAGATCGGGACTTTTTAATTCTTTTACTGTTTTTAGTAATCCAATTTTAGAGCAAATAATTGGATCTGTGCCCATTAAGAAATATTTTGAAACCATAAATCAAACTATTTATTATAGTGTTCATTACAAAAATTTATTTGATCACACAAACCCTGTAATAGGCAACCTAACACATCCATCAGAGGTGCAGAGAATTCGCGCTTTAGGCAGAATTGATCCAAAAAATCTTAAAGAAAATTGGTTTTTTGACCTTGACGCTAGCCGAGATGTGTGTTATTATATATGTATATCAAAAAATAGATTAGAGAACGACGGAGATTTACATCAAACGATTATAGGCCAATTAAAGAAAAAGCCACGAAATGCTTTCAAGAATGTAACATATGCAATCTATGAATCGCCTTTCGAAACAGACTTTGGGTTTTGCGTTGCCCATACTAACGCAATCCAAAAAACTCTTGACAAGCTTGAGCAAGAGTAATATATTAGATATCAAGGAACGCTTGATATACTTTAGACATCAAAAAGGAGAAAATAAATGTCAATCAATATGGAACTAATGAAAAAGAAGCTTGCCACTCTTCGCGGAGAAGGCAGCAGAGAAACGTCAATCTGGTTTAAGCCGGACGAGGGCGATCAGGACATTCGAATTGTCCCAGCTGCGGATGGAGATCCGTTAAAGGAAATGTTCTTCCATTATAATGTGGGAGATCATAGGGGTGGCGTGCCATGTCCAAAGCGTAACTTTGGAGAACGCTGCTCAATTTGTGAATTCGCGTCGTCATTATGGCATGAGGGCACACAGAATAACGATGAGGAAAGCAAGAAGCTTGCAAAGAGTCTCTTTGTCCGAACTCGTTTTTTCTCACCAGTGGTTGTCCGCGGCCGCGAGGAAGAAGGTGTTAAGGTCTACGGCTATGGCAAGACCGCATATGAACTTCTTCTTGGTTATATCCTCGATCCAGAATATGGCGATATCACCGATGTTGAAGAGGGTACTGATATCACGCTCACCTATACAAAGCCCACTCGGCCGGGAGCGTATCCGCAAACTAATCTAAAGATGCGTCGTAGCAGTAGCCCTCTTTTACAAGATAACGACGCAATCCCGGGTCTTCTTCAAAATATGCCCGATTTTGACAATTTGTTTGAGCGCTTGACGCCTGAGCAGGTTGATGCCATTCTTGACGAACAATTAGCAGACGATAAATCGGCCGAGGGCCGTTCTCGTCAGACTGAGTCATATGGTAAAAAGGAGACTAACGACGTCGACCGCGCATTTGATGAATTGATGGCGGGTTGACCAAGGCCGCTGGCAGACCGGTGCAAAGTCTGCCGCCTTTATGTCAGGGTAGAGCAGTTGGTAGCTCGCTGGGCTCATAACCCGGAGGTCGGTGGTTCGAATCCATCCCCTGCATGCATTTTATTTATACTAAGGAGAAATAGTGCATAAATATGACACATTCGAAGATATTGAGCATCTTCATTCAGGACTATTAGGGATTTTGAAAGATCCCCCCAGCTTTTTTGAAAAACCCATGATTAAGGAATTTAGAGATCTTCTAAATTTTTGTAAAAAGGTTATAAAGGAAGGTGAAGAATCTGAACACTTTATGCATGCCTCCCCCTTTGATCTAGTAAAAACGCCAGATTCACAAGGTCGAGCAGTAACGATCGATCCCGATCACGCGTCCGATGTTAAGAATAGTATTGTCCGTGCACAAAAAGTGTATGTAGCTGGCCTGGTTAAGGAATGTTCAGGCGGCAACAAAAAGGAAATTGTAAACTGCAACCATCGTGTTGAAAAATCAGGCGAAGCTATTAAGGACAAATTGCTTCCTAATAATTTCAAGATGCCAATAGTTTGCGTGCCTTATTCTCTTTCTAAGACGGTCGACCGTGCTCTCGATGAGATTCAGGATGTGCTCAATAGCGGCATGCCAAAAAAGTTGAACAACTCAAATGATATGGTGACCAGTATGATGAAAAGCGTTTACAACCACCAAATCGATCTAAATGAAAAAGAACAATATGATGACTTTGTAAGCTATTTTGGTAAAAAATACCCACAGTGCTCGCTCAAGACAATTAAAGGCAACGCTACACGAGTGAAGAACAAAAAGAATTTTGAAGGTTGCGATGTTTGGTGTGATTCGACGGTAAAGTTTACTAATGAATTTGTTTCCGTCCACGCGGCCAGAACACCCGGCAAATCTGATTATTTTAGTTTTAACAAGGCCGGCCAGAATTACAAGAATTGTAAACTTGAAGTAGTATCTACAAAGGGCTCCAGCTATGATCAGCTTTTCCGGCGCGATCTTAACTTTAATTTTGAGAACCCAGACAAGAGAATTCTTCACTTATTGGTGTGCCAAGTAAACAAGGGTGATCCACAAACTACGCTGCAGAGTCGCAAAACATATTTTACGCATCTTTACAAGGATTGGTTTCGCGTGGGTAGGCACGTTCCAACATCTATTGGTCCTGAACTTGTCGTTGTCGTGCCGCAAAATATGGGCAGCGTAGAAACTTCGATTTACGTTGATTCGGAACCTATTGTCACGAGCAAAGAAATCAAAGAAATTGAATCTCATTGGAAGCTTATTACGCGAGAAGAGATTCACAAACACTTTCAATCGCCAAATTTTAACCCAGCAGAACCATACAAGCTTGAATGGATTGTTACGGAAGCTGCAAAGGCACCCTCCCTGAGTGTTGTTGCAAAGTAGTAAATACTCCGCTAGGAAGCTCACACAAAATGTGCTATTTTTGTTTGTCTATGTAACAAAAATAATGCATAAGTGTTAAAATCTGCCACGTGCATACTATTTAAAGAAGCATGCATAATTGATACAAGAGTATCACAGGGAGAACAAACTTTATGTCATATAAGTTTTCTACCGGTAGTATCCGCACCGGCGACATTTACTCAGAGGATGATCGCACAGGCGATGGCACCTTTATTGATTTTGACGAAGACATGATCAAGCTTTGTCCCGGCGCCGCGAATGCCGGAACTTTGATAGCAACACCCGGGCAAATAACCATCACTGGCTCGGGTGCAGATCCGGCGACTGTCGCAAGCGCACAGTTGGTGTTGCAGTACGATGATAACGACTACGCTTTCCTTAGTGTCAATGAAAACGGCTCCTTAGCTGTTGAAACAGTTGACAGCGATGGCGCGATAGGGGATATCACCCTTAGTCCAGATGGTGGAGTTAATTTATTCCATAACCAAGCGAATGAGCTTGGAAATGACATCGGTACTGGCGAAGTTGTGTTCTTTGGAACAGGCTCCACGACAGCCGGCATGCTTTATTATTTAAATGCTCAAGGATCATGGACACAAAGTCTTGTTTCTACTAGTTCCACTGGCGATTCTTTATTGGCAATTGCTTTGGGAAGTACACCACCCGACGCGGGGATGCTTATCCGCGGATTTTTTGATGCAGACTCATATTTGCTCAATTTTTCCAAAGGCAAAGCCGTATATGCCGACGGCGCCCTTAATGAGGCCGCGGCAGGAAAAATGAACACATTGGCTCCGACGGGCTCTGCAGAAATCGTCAGAGTTGTTGGCCACTGTATGGCTTCTGGTAGTGTTATATATTTCAATCCGAGCGGCGATTGGATTGAACTAGCGTAATAATTGAAGAGAATTTAAATTGGCTGATATCAATAAAATAAATAATGTAGTGTGGACAGTTGTTGGCAAGTTCAACCCGAGCCTGACCCTGGTTGAGGTAGCCTGATGGCTGATATCGGAAAGGTCAACAACGTAGCCGCGGGGTCCATCGCATCTGTTAGCAGCGTGGCGGCGGCCAACATCGGCAAGATCGGGAACACCGATCTCCCTGCTGGCGGCGCGTCCCTGTGGGTAGTCGCTGCCGAGGATGGCGGCATAGCCACGGCGGCTGCGGCTGATCTCGATGACTGGACCGGCTACGACGCCACAGGACTCGGCAACTCCGACCACATCACACTTGCGGTGGGTGAGGATGGCAGTGGGGGCCCGCGGTGGGTGGTTGGTACGGATGACGGAAACCACGAGCTTAGGTACTCAGACGATCCCACGGACGGTCAGGACTGGACCAGCGTCAATATCGCCGGCGATGTGTACGGGGTAGCCTGGGGCAACGGTGTCTGGATCTCTGTCGGTCAAGCGGGAGAGTTGCACCGGTCCACGGATGGCGCGTCATGGACACGGATCGACCTCTCCTCCGGCGATCAGAATGTCGCTGGGTGGGTGAACACCGTCATAATCTGGGACGTAGTCACAGACGGTGCCGGGAACTGGATGTGTTGCCAAGGCGCAAACATATTCCACAGCACGGATGACGGCGCTAACTGGTCACGGCTGATTCAACTGGATGATGCTGGCGGGTTGAACATCGGAGCCGGGTTCACAGCAACCTCGATGGCATACACGGCCAGCCGGTGGTCTGTGTATCTCTGGGCCAGGAGCCCGAACCGGACCCTCGTCTGTCATGCGGCGGCGGCGTCACCCTCTTCGTGGGCGATATGTACGGTTGGCGGCAGCGCCCCCAGTGGTCAGGCCCTGGTCGGCAAGCTGGCCCGGCGGATGGCTGGTGGTGGGGGCACGGTGATTATCACCTATGCCAACGCAATCTCCCGGAGCACGGACGCTGGCCAAGACTGGACGTTTACAACCAGCACCCTGCCCCGGACGGACGCGCGCGATGTGGCCACCGATGGTCAGGGGAACTGGGTCATAGTCCACGACTCCGGCCGGATCTCCATCAACACCAGCGACGGCGCGCCCGGTTCCTGGGTCGAGCAGTCCGGCGGCCAAGTTCTATTCCCCAGCAGCACCGAGAACATCGAGGCCGTTGCCATGAATGTTCCGTTGCCCGTATAGAGGCCCTACTTACTAGATTTTGCCGCAAGTCTCGGGCACGTATAACCTCGCCGGTGACTGGGTTTGGGATGCATATCAAGATTTCAAGGCTGTCTCGTTTAACAGGATAGCATAGGAATAATTAATATATGATGTTGGAACGAGGCAATCAATTATGAAAATAGTAACACAAGAAATCGCTGACTACATTAATCAAATTATTTGTTTGCTTTCCCGACAACATGTGTTATAATTAATATGACATCGAGAGATGTCGCTTGTTAAAATAAAGAAAAGAAAAATAAAGACAAGTAACATAACAAAGATAAGGAGAAACGTTATGGCAAAAGCCAAAGCGGGTCGTGTATCTATGCACGACCTAATGAAATTAGTGAATAAAAAAGCCGGCAGAGAGGTGGCCCATGATCTTACCGGTGATAACCCAACAGAAGTAAAAGAATGGATTCCAACTGGCTCCCGCTGGCTTGATTCTATTGTTTGCAAGGGCCGCGTAGCAGGTATACCAGTAGGCAAGGTCACAGAGATTGCAGGGTTACAATCCACCGGCAAATCATATATGGCAGCTCAGGTTGCGGCAAACGCCCAGAAGCAGGGCAAGCTTGTTGTTTATTTTGATTCTGAGTCAGCTATCGACCCAGATTTTTTAGAGCGCGCAGGGTGTGATCTAGAGCGATTAATGTACATTCAAGCTAGTTCAGTCGAGTTTGTTTTGGAGACAATTGAAGAACTTCTTGGGGCGACTGATGATCAGTTAGTGTTTATTTGGGATTCTCTTGCCTTCACGCCCTCAGTTTCCGATGTAGAGGGAGATTTTAATCCACAATCAACAGTTGCCACAAAGGCACGTATCCTTGCCAAGGGGATGTCAAAGCTTGTAATTCCGATTGCAGACAAGAAGGCGACATTCATTGTCTTAAACCAGCTTAAGACAAATATTCCCCATGGCCCAATGGCGCGCCAAATTGCAATGACAACGCCTTATATTACACCCGGAGGCAAGGCAATGCACTACTCGTATTCTTTGCGTATTTGGCTTACTGGCCGCAAAGCTAAGGCAGCTGCAGTGTTAGACGAGAAGGGTTTTAAAATTGGCTCTGAAGTTAAGGTGAAGCTAGAAAAGTCTCGCTTTGGCACAGAAGGCAGAAATTGTACTTTTCGTATTATGTGGGGAGTACAAGATATTGGTATTCAAGATCAAGAATCGTGGTTTGACGCTGTAAAGAGTTCAAAGCACTTGGCCTCTGCCGGCGCATGGTATACTCTTACAATGGGAGATTATACAAAGAAATTTCAACCATCTAAGTGGACCGAGCTTGTCAAAACTGATCCCGAGTTTCGTACAAAGATTTTGGAGCTTATGGACTTGGAGGTGGTGCAAAAATTCGATAAACGTGAAGGTACCGCCGCCGACTTCTACGATGATGAAGAAACGGCTGCGAAGTAATATAGGCGATCACATTGAATAACAACAAAAGAGTATTAATTGTAGATGCCCTCAACATGTATCTGAGAGCCTATATTGTAGATCCAAGCTTATCGCGCCATGGACAGCCCATAGGAGGTCTTAAAGGTTCTCTAAAGATTTTACAAAAGCTTGTAAGAACAACAAAGCCAGATAATATTATAATAGCATGGGATGGGCCGGATGGCTCCCGCAAGCGAAAAACCATGGACAAAAATTATAAGGCCGGCAGAAAGCCCATCCGGCTAAATCGCGCATTTCACAATCTCACAGATGACGAAGAAATGCAGAATAAAATTTGGCAGCAAAGCCGTCTAATCGAATATCTAAATGAAATGCCGATTATGCAAACTATGTTGCCAGAGATTGAAGCGGATGATGTGATCTCTTATGTATGTAGCATGGAACACTACAAGGGCTGGCAAAAAATTATTGTTTCTAATGATAGGGACTTTATGCAAGTTTGCGATGAAGAAACGGTTCTATGGCGCCCCACAAAGGACGAATTTTTAAACATAAATCGCATAGTAGAACAGACTGGTGTTCATCCAACCAATATGGCACTCGCAAGAGCAATTATTGGCGATACCTCTGATAACCTCCCCGGCGTTAAGGGTGCGGGATTCGCCACGGTAGCTAAGCGATTAAGCTTTCTATCGGAAGAAAAAACTTATACTATTGATGACGTAACTGGGTATTGCGCCGAGCAAGCAGAAAATAACAAATTAAAGTTTTTTTCTAATATTTGCGAGAATAAAGATCTTATTGAACATAACTATAAAATGATGCAGTTATACGCTCCCCAGATGTCGATTCAGTCTAAAATGCAAGTTAAGGAATCTATAGAAAACTTTGAATTTACCTTTAATAAAACAGGTATTCTTAAGATGATGATTGATGATGGCTTTGGTGAACTAAATTGGGAAGATCTTAAAGTTCACTTAAACAAAGTCGTTAATGAGTGTGTTGACAATGCAGTCGAATAAAGTTTGCGCTCGCCTTGACTTTAGGCCATCAGAGGTTATATTTATTACACAGAAAAGAGGCGTAAGATGCTTTCAGAAAAAGTAGACTTTGGAAGGTATGGCAAGACCTTTCAAGAAGGACTTGTTCAATTAATATTTGAGGACCGACCATTTGCGGATCAGATAACTGAAGTGCTCGACGTAAGCTTTTTAGAATTAGAATATCTACGTGTATTCGTTAGTAAAATTTTGCATTATCGTGCAAAATATGCTAAGCATCCATCGGCTGAGGCTCTAATCACCATTCTTCGCACCGAGCTTGACAGCGAAGACGAAGTAGTACAGCAGCAGGCCCGCGATTATTTTGCGCGCATACATTCAAAAGAAATCAGCGAAGTCGATTATATTAAAGAGACTTCATTAGAATTTTGTAGAAAGCAAAAATTAAAAGAAGCGATGATCGAGTCAGTAAATCTCTTGCAATCGTGCTCCTTTGACGAGATATCTACAGTAATCAACGACGCGTTAAAGCTGGGCTCAGACAACAATTTTGGTTATGATTATCTAGCTGATTTTGAAGAAAGATTCAAACCCAAATTTAGAAAGCCGGTCACTACTGGATGGAACGAAGTTGACAATATATGTAATGGCGGCCTAGGCAAAAGCGAGCTTGGAGTTGTAATCGCCCCTACCGGTGCCGGCAAGAGTATGGTTCTGGTGCACCTAGGGGCACAGGCCCTGCAAGAGGGCAAAAACGTTATTCACTATACCCTAGAATTACAGGACACAGTTGTCGCTTCGAGATACGATAGTTGTATTACTAGCTATCCACTTTCTGAATTGATTAATTTTAAAGATGATGTGTATGAACAAGTAAAAAATATCGATGGCAAACTAATCGTGAAAGAATATCCCACAAAATCTGCCACAACTAATACGATAAAAAACCACCTTTCAAAGCTTTTAAAGCGAGGGATTAGACCAGATGTGATTTTAGTTGATTATGCGGATTTGTTGAAGCCCGTGATTGTGCGCAAGGAAAAGAGAAATGAACTGGAGTCTATATACGAAGAATTGAGGGCAATATCACAACATTTTGAATGCCCAGTGTGGACAGCTTCGCAGACAAATCGCTCTGGTTTAAATGCCGAAGTGATCACGATGGAGCAAATTTCGGAAGCATTTAATAAGTGTTTTGTCGCAGATTTTATCTGCACAATTTCGCGAACTATTGAGGACAAACAAAAAAATCAGGGCAAAATGTTCATCGCCAAAAATAGAAATGGACCCGATGGGATGATCTACGACATATTTATGGATACATCGAATGTTAGTATTAGAATACTTCCAAAGAGGCCAGGCACCATAAACGCAAGCATCCCGATAAACCCGTTGCCTGTAACAGCCAAAGAACAGAGAAATATACTGCAGAGCAGATACGAAAAATTTAAAAATATAAAAAGGAACAGCGCAGAATGAGAACAATTGACAACATCAGAAAATTTAAATTATCAGACACATTTATTGAACAATATAGAGAAAAAGAGGTTCCGTGGGGCCCCCTTGGCTACGTTACATTTAAGAGAACATACGCTCGCCGCCTCAGCGAATTTGATTCTGCCGCGTCCGGCACTGAGGAGTGGTTTCAAACTTGCCGACGTGTTATCGAAGGCATGTTTAATATGCAGAAACAACATGTGTTTCTTTTGGGCCTAGAGTGGAATGACAACAAAGCACAGAAGACTGCCAAAGACGCATATGATAGGCTTTTTAATTTAAAATGGACACCACCCGGCCGCGGCCTTTGGATGATGGGTACAAAATTTATCGAAGAGCGCACGGCTGCTGGATTATTTAATTGTGCGTTTCGTTCAACAAAGGAATTGGCGTCAAAGGGAGGGTATTTATTTGCTTGGATGATGGACGCATTAATGGTCGGCATTGGCGTCGGCTTTGACACCCTAGGTGCTGGCACAATAGCCGTTAAAGAGCCTCAGTGCACAAACGATGTTCATGTTATTGACGATTCACGTGAAGGGTGGGTGAACTCTGTAAAATTATTGCTTGACGGGTATATATTCGGCGCTCAAGTCCCTAAGTTTGACTACTCGGCGATTCGCCCGGAGGGCGCCCTCATTAAAGGATTTGGAGGTACATCCAGTGGCGCCACGCCGCTCATTGAGTTGCACAAAAATTTAAAAGAGCTTTACAATAGTCGTATTGGACAACAAATCACATCTGTCGATATTGTAGATACAGAAAACCTTATCGGCCGATGTGTGGTGGCCGGGAACGTCCGGCGATCTGCAGCGCTAGCAATGGGAAATTATGATGATTTTCATTATTTAGAAATGAAAAATGATCAAGAAAAGCTTTATCACCATAGGTGGGGATCAAACAATTCCTTTAATGCAGTAGTGGGGATGGACTATACATGGCATGCCGAACAGAGTCAAAAAAATGGCGAGCCCGGATATATTTGGCTTGATAATGCACGCACAAGAGGGCGAATGATTGATTCTCCCCGCGATGACGATAGAAATGTTATGGGGTTTAATCCATGTGTGGAACAGCAATTAGAAGACGCAGAGCTTTGTTGCTTAGTTGAAACTTTCCCTGCCAAACATGATACATTTGAAGACTATCTTAAGACTCTTAAAATTGCATATCTTTATGGAAAAACAGTAACATTATCAAATACACACTGGCCCGAAACAAATGCAAAAATGCTTAAAAATCGTCGCATTGGCTTGTCTCAATCTGGAGTTATTCAGGCATTTAATAAACACGGTCGCCGAGAAATGTTTAATTGGTGCGACAAGGGATATGAACATGTTAAACAACTGGACGAAGAATATTCAGATTGGCTGTGCATTCCGAAGTCTATCCGCATGACCTCTATTAAGCCATCAGGGACCGTCTCGCTTTTAAATGGCTCAACGCCCGGAATCCACTTCCCGGAAGATGAATATTATATTAGAAGAATTCGGTTTTCAAAAGATAATGTAATGCTTAAATCTTTGGCAGAAGCAGGCTATAATATAGAAGATGACAAGTACTCTCCGAATACCGTATGTGTAGAATTTCCGGTACATGAGCCATATTTTCAAAAGGGAAAGCGCGACGTCTCAATGTGGGAACAACTTGAGATTGCCGCTCAATATCAACATTACTGGGCAGATAACTCAGTTAGTATTACAGTAACTTTTAAGCCAGAGGAGGCTCACCAAATCAAAAGTGCCCTAGAGATGTATGAAACTAGATTAAAGGCAGTTTCCTTTTTAAAATATGAAAAAACTGGCTATGAACAGGCCCCTTATGAAGCAATTACGAAAGAAGAATATGAAGAAATGTCTTCGCGAATTAACCCCTTCGCCAGAATTATTTCAAATGGTGGTGTTGGAACAAAGTTTTGCGATGGAGAATCTTGCACAATTTAAAGGAGACCGAATATGTTTAAACCAGTTAATCGTTATGTGTTGGTTGAAGATATCACAAAGAAAAAGGAACAAGAGACGCCCATGGGCATATTGTTGCCCGATGACTATAAGCCAACCGAAGAGAGATACGTATCTCTTAGAGTGATCGACCACGCAGACGACATCCGTTTTCAGTTATCCACAGGTTCGATAATTATTGTTGATCGTAAGATGATCGAACAAATAACTGTGGATAATGGGAAATATTCTATTGTACAAGATAATTATATTGTGGGCATAGTGAATGTTTAGGATACAAAATGAATGGATAAGAATTTTTATAATGAAGCCTCATCGGCAAAATTGGGATGGGAGCCTTCATGGTTCGGCGAAAGATTTTTTGATGATAAGCTAACAAGAGCAATTAAAAAATGGCAGAAGGCTCGGGGACTCTCCGGCGATGGTCTTTGCGGCCCGATGACTTTCCGTCGTTTGTGGACTGAGCGCCAACAACACATTGATGAGCATGTTCCCGACGATTGTCAATATTCAAATTATATTGTCTACAATGGCAGCTTCACGCCGATTGAGTGGGACAAGGTTGTTTTGTGGCCTGAGCGCGGCGGCTTAAAGACGCGCAAAGGCAATTACTACGACTATACCGGCCGCCCCAAAAGAAAAATTCGTTATTTTGTAAATCACTGGGATGTGTGCCTTTCCTCTACATCTTGTCAAAGAGTGTTAGATAAGAGAGGAATTTCTGTTCATTTTCTTATTGACAATGACGGCACAATTTACCAAACGATGGACATGCAACATGCTGCATGGCATGCCGGTTCCGAGAGGACTAACCGCCCTTCAGTCGGTGTAGAGATTACGAATGCATATTACACAAAATATCAGGAGCGATATGTGAAAAGCGGCCACGGCGAAAGGCCCATTATTGATGATGCATGGGTTCATGGCCACAAGCTTGATCCGTTTCTGGGCTTTTACCCGAAGCAGATCGAAGCTCTTAAGGCGCTTTGGAAAGCTATCCATGCGGCTGTACAAATTCCATATCAAACGCCTCTTAACCAATTTGGTAACACTTCGACCAAATACGAACAAGAGGTGGCCTATGGAAAATACGAAGGCTTTGTTAGTCATTATCACATAAGCAAAGGAAAGATTGATTGCGCCGGCTTAGACATTAAGACACTTTTAGACGAAGTAAAATATGACATTGATATTCTAGATAAGATAAAAAACAGCTAATTTTAGACTTTCCCTAGTTATTACATGGGCTTACTCTTGGCTGTATTATTAAGCTGCTTTGTTCCTCAGCAACAGTCTTCGTATGCTGTTAAAAATATATCCGTTGTTGAAACATTTGCAGTGGGCGCCCCAACCCAGAAGGCTGTTTGGAAGATGAAGCCCGCAATAAGAGTTTGCAGTAGCACAAAGCTCTCAATTATTAGAGTAGAGAGGGCGGTTAAATATTGGGAGATACTAGGATACGAATTCGATGGAATTGGCATGGATTATAATATAAACTGCACGCAGCCTAAATACGGCGAAATTATAATAACACTGCCAGAAGGCAATATCGATCCAGAGCACCTGGCCGCAACAAGAATTTATACAGTGACTGGAACATTAAACATTGCAAAGGCGAAAATTTTTATATATCCCAAAGAAGTGCGCAAACAGAGAGTCGTAGAGCATGAAATAGGGCATGCTTTGGGGTGGATGCACTATAGTCAGAAATCTCACATAATGCACCCTATTTGGCATCTTGGCGGTTTTGGCGCATCCGGGCTAAGGAAATGAATTGATTGAGTATGATAAAATAGTAATTGGTAGTTCATTATCGGCGGTTTTATATGCATTCAACAACAAATATCCCATTTTTTTTGCCGAGGAGCGCCGGCCGTTTAGATTTGATTATTTCGAGCCAGCGTTGGACTTATCTTGTCTTAAAATTCCTGGAGCTGCAAAAAGTTTAACGACGTTTGAGGGCAAAAAGAAAGTTGGTGTTGCTAAGGAGTTGCTGTGGGAAAGGCTGCTTTTCTTATTGTCTCTTGATGGGAAAGTCCCGCTTTCAAACATGTGTCACAACATACGATATGCTGATGACTCGATAATCTGTTCAAATGAGTATTCTAAGATTGCGGAAATAAAGTTTAATGAATGTTTTTATTTTGGAGATTCGGCCGGTTTTGGCTTCACAAAAGAAAAAGTTCTTGCTAATAGGCGATATGTATGCTATGATTATATAGCATTTCATCGAGGTGGTAAGCACGATATCGATCATATAATGACGCAAGATGACTTTATTAATGAGACGTGGTTTTACTCTTCTGATAGAATCGATGGCAAAACACCAGTAAAAGACGCATGCGCAAGGTCAATTTTAACAGAGGAACAGCTTATAGATTTTAATTTTTCTGAGACCATGGCCAGATTTAAAGTTGTTAACGAGATGGAAAAAAGAGGCATGAAAAGCGTCTTCAATGGCTATAGTCCCACTGGGCGCCCAAAATATTATAAATTTAAAACATCGACGATTGAGCGCCAGAAGAGATGTCTACAAGAAGAAGATTGTATTGAATCCGACAATCTAAAGGTGGCACAAGCCAGTGAATACGAATTGCTCACAGAGCTTAAGGAAGCCTCTTTTCAATATAATCAATTTTTAGATAACTTATGAGTAAGCATATTCACATGGCTGGAATAATACCTATTGCTAATTTTGAAGACAATTTTGGCATGGACTATCCTTCGTGTTTGTTGCCTGTGGACGCATCTTTTTCAATGATTCAAAAATCTGTATTTGAGTGCGCAATTGCAGGCTGTCAGACTATATGGATTGTCGCAGATGATGATATGGCTCCAATTATTCGAAAGAGAATTGGCGAATGGACATATGATCCGGTTTACTTTTATAGAAAAGAGAAGTTTTACAAAGACTTGAGAAAGGAAATTCCAATATATTATGTGCCAATTCTGCCAAAAGACAGGCAAAAAAGAGATTCATATGGGTGGTCCGCGCTATTTGGGATGCATTCGGCATGGTACGTCGCCTATAGGCTATCAAAATGGGTTATTCCAGAAAAGTACTACGTATCTTTCCCGCATTCTGCGTTTAATATTTATACTTTGAGAAAGGAGAGGCCAAACATTTTGCATCATAAAAATAATTTCTTTTTGGAATATGAAGGAAAAACTGTGAAGGATGATCAATTTTTATCATTTACTATGTTTGGCGAAGATTTTAAAAAATGTCGACGGCACATTAACAAGGAAACAACCCGAACATATTATAATTTAGAAGAAGGTGAACAATATCCTTCTAAAAAGCTGCCTTTGCGCGAACGATGGTCTGCAAGGAAATTTGATTTTTCAACAATATTCTGTGAGATTGATGAGAAGAGTGCCACAAAAAAAGCTTTAGACTGGCATTATAATTTAAATGATTGGACCGGTTATCGGGCGTACTTGGGGAGCGAAAACTTCATACAAAAGCCTGCAGACTCCTTGACAAAGCCCCACCATCATGATACATTATGTAATGATAGGGAGGACAATGATGAGTAGAAATCAATCTAACATTAAGTTTGTCGGACTACACGCGCATAGCGTGGCAGGTTCTATTTTTGATGCGATTGGGTATCCCCAAGCACATATGGATTTTGCATATGAAAACGGATGTGATGCTTTGGCGCTTACTGATCATGGCAACATGAATGGCTTAGCATACCAAGTGCTTCATGCCAAGAAGATGCAAGAGGAAGGCAAGGAGTTCAAGCCCATTTTTGGATGCGAAGCTTACTTTATCCCTTCCATAGAAGAATGGCGAGGCGCCTACGAGAAGGCGATGGAAGACAAGAAGAAGGCTCGCTCAGTAAAGCGAGACGCAGCCTCGGGTGCCACAGTTGAAGACGAGGGCAATAGCAAAAAGACCCAAGATCTCCTCCGGCGCCGGCGCCATCTCGTTCTTTTGGCACAAAACCAAACAGGATTGAGCAATCTTTTCAAGCTTGTTTCGGAAAGCTATAAAGCAGAGAATTTTTATCGTTATCCGCGAATTGATTATGCCCTCCTCAAGAAATACAACGAAGGCATCGTAGCATCCTCAGCTTGTCTTGGGGGAGTATATGCTGGTAATTATTGGGAAAATCGCGATGAAGGTCATGACGCTGTTTTGGATGCAATGCGTGAGACAACAATGAACATGCAAGAAGTATTTGGTGACCGATGGTACGCCGAGATTCAATGGAACAACATCAAAGAACAACACGAACTTAATCAATATGTAATACAAGTTGCGCAAGAATTTGGTGTCAAAGTGATTACAACAGCCGATAGCCATTATCCTGGGCCGGATGCATGGAAGGATCGCGAGCTTTATAAGCGCCTTGGTTGGCTCGGCCGTGGAAGACCCTCTTGGGCAGAAGAAGAATCACAGTTGCCCGACGGTGTTGAGGAAATAGGATATGAACTATATCCAAAGAACGGAGATCAGATTTGGGAAAGCTACAAACATTATGCAGAATCGTGCGGCTTTGAGTATGATGACAATGTTGTTTTAAAGAGCATTGAAGAAACACATCGAATTGCTCATGAACGAATTGAGTCTTTCCTCCCCGACAACACAGTACGATTGCCTGAATTTGTTGTTCCGGCCGGCCACACCGCAACACAAGCCCTTGTTCAGTTTGCCTTGGAAGGACTCAAAGAAAGAGGCTTACACACAAATAAGCAGTATACTGATCGGCTCCAACGCGAGCTAAATGTCATCGATGAGCGAGGCTTTTCTAAGTATTTCTTGACAATGAAGGCCATTGTTGACGTGACAAACGAAATGATGCTGGCCGGACCCGGCCGCGGATCTGCAGCCGGCTCTCTGGTGGCATATGCGCTAAACATAACCCAAATTGACCCTATTAAACATGGCCTACTGTTTTCGCGTTTCCTGCGTTCAGACGCAACTGATTACCCTGATATAGATTACGATGTATCTGACCCCATGGTTCTTAAAGAAAAGCTTGTTGAGATGTGGGGTGAAGATGTTGTAGCGCCCATCTCTAATTGGAACACACTTCAGCTACGCTCTTTAATTAAAGATATCTCAAAGCTTTATGGGATACCATTTACTGAGGTTAACACTGTTACAAGTGTGATGATGCGCGAGGCAATGCCCTCGGCCAAACGCAAGCATGGTATCAAGGCCGGCGTCTATGCGCCCACTTGGAAGGAGGTGATGGAATTTTCTCCAACCCTGCAAGCATATCTCAATAAATATCCGGCGGTCAAATCTCACGTTGAGGGCTTAGTGGGGCAGGTTCGCTCTTGCTCGCGTCATGCCGGCGGTGTTGTAATCGCAGAAGACTTGGGTGACAGTATGCCACTCATTAATTCTGGTGGCGTGCGCCAGACCCCGTGGTCAGAAGGACAAAATGTTCGCCACCTTGAGCCAATGGGTTTTATTAAATTTGATCTTTTAGGTTTGGCTACACTAAAGATGATGGAGGTTTGTATTGAACACATCCTTCGTCGTCACTATGGGGTAGAAGAGCCAACGTTTACGCAGCTGCGAGAATATTATAATAAGTACTTGCACCCAGATGTAATTAACATGGATGATCAGTCGGTCTATGAAAACATCTTTCATGCCGGAAAGTGGGCTGGTGTATTTCAGTTTACAGAACAAGGCGCTCAAAATTTCTGCAAAAGGGTGAAGCCCAAAAACATAATTGACATCTCAGCAATTACTTCCATTTTTCGTCCAGGCCCCCTCTCGGCTGGCGTCGATGCAGACTATGTAGAAGCAAAGAGCCACCCGCAATATGTATCATATCTTTCAGATGAATCTCGCGAGATCACAGAAGAAACTTTTGGCTTTCTGATTTTTCAGGAACAGATAGCTCTTCTCGCACATAAGCTTGGTGGCCTAACTCTTGATGAAGGAAACATGCTTCGCAAGGTTCTTACCAAAAAAGGAACCGGCAAGGGTGATGTTAAAAATAGGTTGAGAGTTAAATTTATTGACGGGTGCGACAGCAACGGTATTGCAAGAGACAGCGCCCAGGCACTCTGGGATAAGTTTGAATACTTCTCTGGTTATGGTTTTAATAAGTCTCACGCGGTTTCTTATAGTGTTATTTCATATCAATGCGCTTGGTTGCTAACTTACTATGAGTCGGAATGGATTGCCGCTTTTCTTGACAAAGAGCCTGAGTCTCGTAAAGAAAAGGCAATCAATATTGCAAAATCATTTGGATATAGCATTGCGCCTGTTGATGTTAATAAATCTGGAAAGGTTTGGGAGATTGCGAAAGACAACAGGACGCTAATTCAGCCGTTGACCTCCATTAAAGGTTTTGGCGATTCGGCACAAGAACAAATTCTAGACCACCGGCCTTTCGCCGATATTGAAGACCTCTTATTTCGTGAGGAGATTACATACTCCAAATTGAACAAAAAGGCTCTCGACGCTCTATGTCGAGCGGGCGCAATGGACAACCTAGTTGATGAACGTTTTACAGGCCGCAAACATTTTTGGTCAGCCGCAGTGGTCGACCGGCCCAAGAACAAAAAGAAATTTATCGAAAACATAGAAGCATATAGGCAAGAAGGAGACTTTACCGAAGAAGAAATAATCCACTTTAAAACCGAATTGACTGGCGTTTTTCCAATGAATTTGGTGATTAGCGCCGAGACAATTAGTCGGCTAAAGGAAAAGTATATCCCCCCCATTAGTGACTTCGATCCAGAACTTTGTGTTTGTTGGTTTATTCCTCGTAAAATTGTGCCAAGAAAAACCAAGAATGGTAAAAATTATTGGATTGTCGAAGTGATTGATTCAAATAATGAAACTGCTAAAATTCGCTGTTGGGGTGTTCGGCCCGAGAAAGATAAAATCTTTCTTAACCATCCATATATGGCAAAGCTGAAGTACGATGAACAGTGGGGCTTTTCGACTTATGCAATCGGAAAGACGTTTAAACTATTAAGATAGAAATTATATAAATCACTTGACAGGCAGCTGATATCTTGATATATTATAGATGTAACAAAGGAGGGCTTAATGGCCAACACAAACGAAGAGAAAAAGCAATACGTTAAGGAGTATATCCGCTCCCTTTCGGCTATTGAAGAGTGCATCGAACCTTATCAGGAGCAAAAGCGTGATCTGCGCTCAGAGTTCCGTGAGAATGGATGGCTCAACACGGACGAGATTCGCGCAGCAGTAAAGGCATATCGTCTTTATAAGCAAAAGTACAATATTGATGAGGTAGTGGAGAATTTTACTCTTATCACCGGTGAGGAACCAGATGATAGTTGAGTACGCAAAGGTGCGGGAGTCAGCCTTCGAGCCGAGCCGCGCAAACCCTTCAGATGCGGGGCTAGATGTATACTATTCACCGGAGAAACCCCACAACAAGATGTACATTGGAACGAGCACTAGCCGCGTTATCCCCACTGGTTTAAAGTTTGCGATTCCGCACGGTTATATGTTAGAGGTAAAGAATCGCTCTAGCGTAGCAGCTAAACGACAGTTGTTGGTGGGTGCATGTGTAATTGATTCTGGATATGAGGGTGAGGTTTTTGTTAATCTTCACAATATAGGAGTAGAGAGTCAAACACTTAAACCCGGCGATAAGATTGCACAACTTGTCATGACGCCCGTGGTACATTTTCGACCATCCGAAACAACAGAAGCGACCCTATATAATTATCCCATGACTATTAGCAATAGGGGAGAAGGCGCGTTAGGGAGTACGGATGAATAGCGAGACTAAACTTGTAATGTTTTCATCCAAGACAGGAAATTGGGAAACACCTCAAGAATTTTTCGACAAACTAAATTGGAGATTTGGGCCATTTGATTTAGATCCATGCGCATCTGCATCGACCGCCAAGAGCGCCAAGTTTTTTACAGAACAGGATGATGGCTTGACACAAGAGTGGTCCGGCCATACTGCATTTGTGAACCCCCCATATGGTCGTGGCATCGAGAAGTGGATTAAGAAAGCTTATGAGGAATCACGAAAGGAAAATACTAAAGTAGTAATGCTTCTTCCTGCACGAACCGACACAAAGTACTGGCATCAATATGTTATGAGAGCCGAAGAAGTATACTTTATAAAAGGTCGTTTAAAATTTGGAGATAGCGAGAATAGCGCCCCATTCCCATCAGCAGTTGTAGTTTTTGATGGTACCAACCAACCGCAGATATTTGGAGCCATGAATAGATGAACCGTAAGGAACGCCGCAGAATGGAGAAGAGTATGGGTACAGAATCGACCGAAAAACTTGCCGAAAAAATTTTCCAGTTTAATCAGCTTCCGGAAGCATGCAACGCATGCACAAAAACATTTAACAAAAAAGATAAGGACATGGTACAATCGTGGTCAGTTGTTGTGAGACAAGAAGTGGTAAGATTGTTCTGTCCTGCCTGCATACAAAAAACAAAGGAGAGGATAGAAGATGTCAATAGTAGCAAGAATAGACAAGAAAAGTCTAATGATGATTCTTGATGGAGGAGTCGGCGAGGAACACTCAGTCGTTATCAAATTTTATGCGCCTCATTGTCAATATTGTCTTAATTTGGCCGATTACTATAAAGAAATTGCCAATTCATATAATGATGTGCTATTTTATGCTTTTAATATGGAGGATGACAATGGCGAGTTGGAACAAAAATATGGATTTTATGGAATTCCAACGCTCTTTCATATAAAGACAGGAGGCAAGAAGACCAAGGTTACTCTTATGCCTGACCCTGACGATCCAAATGAACATACATGGTATCGCACAAATGATATCAAAGAATTTATTGACAAACACAAATAGGAGAAAAAATGTCGTTAAAGAATCTTGAAGCCGCACTAATGCAACTAAGTGCAAAGGCAACGGAGCATTACGCTGCAATCGAGCTTATAATCAATAATCCAGTTGCAATTTCTGAGCACACCAATCATGTTGATGAAATTATTCGGCGCGCAAAGCATATGGCCGAATGCGAAGAGGCATATGCTTCGCTGCATAAGCACTTCATTCAGGCCGCACAAGAAGACACCGATGCAGCAGCAGAGCAATAAAATGCTTGAAGCGTTAACCTATGATGATGTATTGCTGCAGCCACAATACTCAGAGATTCGCTCACGCGGCGATATAGACACTAGCACTGACCTGGGCAAGCTTATCAATTTAGGCATGCCTATTATTTCGTCACCAATGGATACGATTACCGGTGGACGGATGGCAGCTGCCATGACGCGACACGGAGGCCTGGGTATTGTTCATCGTTATAATACGGCAGAAGAGCAGATGTTGGAAATTATCAAAGCATATGAAAACAGCAACAACAAAATTATCGTTGGCGCCGCTGTTGGCACATCGGGTGATTATTTAGACCGCGCGCGCAGCCTTATAAGCGCAGGTGTTAATTTAATTTGTGTTGATGTTGCCCACGGACACCATGTTTTAATGAAAGAGGCGTTATATAATTTGAGAAAAATGGCACCTAATCTTCATATTATGGCCGGCAACGTAGCTACGTTGGAGGGCGTTAACGATCTCGCCGATTGGGGCGCAGACTCTATTCGTTGCAATATTGGGGGTGGCTCAATTTGCTCTACAAGAACACAAACTGGCCATGGCCTTCCGGGCCTTCAAACTATTTTTGAATGTTCAAAGACTGACCGCGATGTGAAAATTATCGCCGATGGCGGAATCCGAAACTCTGGCGACATTGTAAAGGCGCTTGCCGCCGGCGCAGATGCTGTGATGTGTGGATCTCTTTTCGCCGGCACAAGTCAAACTCCTGGCAAAGTTTTCGAGGGAACTAATGGCGCAAAGTATAAAGTTTATAGAGGAATGGCTTCGAAAGAAGCACAGATTGAATGGCGCGGCAAATACTCTTCTTTCGAAGGCATATCAAGCCGCGCACCATATCGTGGCGATGTTCGCTTTATTCTGGAAGATCTTGAGCGCGGGATCCGCAGCGGGCTTTCCTATTCCGGCGCGCATAACCTCATAGATCTACAACGAAAGGCAAAATTTGTGCGTCAGACAACTGCTGGTTTGGGCGAAAGCATGACTCATATTAACACGAGGAAATGGTAATGTCGGAGAATTTCGATAACTATGGAAAGGATCGAAAAAGGTTGATATTTAATATAGCCGATCACGATCATGCTAAGTTAATTGTTCGTTTACGTCACAATTCACTAACACAAGCTGAATTCTTTAGGGCAGTTATCGATGGGGTTAATACGGGCGATCACAACATCTGTGCGTTCATTGAAGATTATCTTGCGGCAAAACAAAAATTAAGTAAACAAAAAATTAAAAAATCTCGACAAATTCGCGAACAGGGCGAACAGTTGATTGAAGACTTTGCTCTAACTGATAATGAGGTAGGGGACATTTTTGACTTAATCGCCGACGATCACCCAGACCTATGAAAAAAGATGGCCTATTTGCATGTGCGCGTAAATGCATGAAAGAGCGAAAATGCTGCAACACATTGGAATGCCGGCATTATATTGAATACCCGGCTGACTACAATTGCACTTTGGTGGCTGTTTATGAAAATGGCCCAATGACGCTAAGGGAAGTTGCAAAGAGATTAAGCATATCTTTTGCGAGAGTAAAGCAGATAGAACAAAAGGCACTTAACAAAATGAAGAAGAACACACTCATATCTTAAAATATTTTGTGTTCTTTATTGATTTTCACTACTATTTAATGTTGAGTTTTACTTTAAGGAGATTTACTATGGCTCGAAAAACACTTTTAACTGAGGCTCAGATTCGAAGCTTCATAAAGCTTGCTAACATCGGCCCTGTTGGCGACACCAAGTTGCAAGAATGGTACGATGAGGGTCTTGAGGAACAGGAAGAAGAGGAAGAGCTAGAAATGGATGATGAAGAAGAGCCCGAGCGGGTGGGCCATGGCGGCGGCCTGCCGGACATGGACGCAGAGCTTGGCGGCGACGAAATGGAAATGGATGCAGAGCTTGGCGACGACGAGATGGATATGGATGCAGAGCTTGGCGCCCCTGACGAACTAGATGTGGGCCCAGGTGGCGACAAAGAGTCCGAATTCATGGATCTTGTACAACAGTTGGCTGATATGGTTGGCGTTGAGGTAGACATGGAAGGTGGCGCCGAAGGCGAAGAAGAAATGGGAGCCGATCTTGAAGGAGGTGAGGAAGCAGAAGAAGAGCTACCCCCCATGCCCGGAGAAGAAGAAGCTGGAATGGAAGCTGGAATGGAAGCCGGCGAGGAAGAAGAGGAAGAGGAACTCCCCGGGATGCGCGACAGCATGTACGAAAACACTGACAAGGTTGTCAACGAAGTTGCTCGTCGCGTTGCCGGCCGGCTGGCCAGCGAGAACAAAAAGACCAAGATGGTTAATGACTTGGCCGAAAGAATATTTAACCGCCTTACAACAAAGTAAAGTAAAACTTGACAAATCAAACGCAAACCATTATGATAACCATCAGAGATCTCTGATGGTTATTTTTTTGAGGAAGTTATGGGCATTGAACAATATGCAATATACCTGTTAATTTTTACATTCGGCTATGTTACGAGCCGCACATTTTATTTTTTTAGTAGTGTGCGACACTCAATTAGAACGCTAAAAATAATGCATGTGGTTGCATTGTCTATGTTGCTCAATTGTATTCAGGAATACGCGTACGTTGGGGCTAAAAAATTAGCTACATTAGAAAAATGTGGCGTGCTTCCTAGTGATAGAATATATAAGAATGCCGAGACCGCCCATGAAGAGATTGTTGATTCTTTTAAGAGGCGTAGTATCGCCTCGCTAATAGCGCTACACCCACAAGTTTTTAGGCCGATTTTACAGTTTGAGGATTGGAACTCGGCCATGGAATATCTGGAAAAAAACAAAAAAATTGTTAAATTGTTTTTAGCATGAAGAGAACTATGTTTAATAAAATTAAGAAGAAGATTTTAGACGCTGTGACTAAAAAATTATCAGCGCCGCCGAAGGACCCAGAGGATAAGGTAGAGAAGATTGTTTTAGTTGATCCATCTGCACTCGTCGCGCCAGAGGAGGAACCCGATATGAGAATCATCGGGCTCTTTACCGATGTTCAAGAAGAAAAAGTTGCTGAAATTGTACAAGCGCTTCTTTATCTAAATGAGGTAAACAAGAACGAAGAGAAACAGGAAGATCGTCAGCCAATTGAATTTTACATTTCAACTTATGGAGGCTCAGCCGATGACATGTTCGCTCTATACGACGTCATGAATCTTGTGAGAGAAGAAACTGAAATTCACACCATTGGCGTGGGGAAGGTTATGTCTGCCGGCGTTTTATTGTTGGCCGGTGGCACGCCCGGTAAACGAAAAATTGGCAAAAATTGCCGCGTAATGATCCACAATGTGAGCGCCGGCGCTGCCGGCTCACTGCCAAATTTGGCAATAGAGCTTGAAGCAATTCAGCAGTTGCAAGAGGATTATGTTAATGCCTTGGTGTCGTGCACAAAGCTAACTCAGAAAAAACTTACAAAAATGCTAAATGAAAAAGTTAATATTTATCTTGATGCCGAAGAAGCAGTGCGGCTTGGAATTGCTGATATTATTATATAAATAGATTGACAATCTTTTGATAATGAGTTATAATTATAATGTATGCATGAGGTGTAAATGAGTAGAGCATATGATAGCAGGAATTCTCTGCAGCAAAAAATTATGAATGGGGCAAACACTCTTGTTGACAATGTTGCTTCCACACTCGGTCCCCGCGGCCGCAATGTTTTGCTGCAAGAAGCAGGCAAGGGCCCTTTTATTACCAAGGACGGTGTGACAGTTGCACATTTTGTGCAGCTAGAGGATCCATTTGAAAATGCGTCTGCGCAGATTATTAAGCAAGCTGCAATTGAAACGAATAATGAAGCCGGCGACGGCACTACAACTGCAACAGTCTTGGCGCGCGCCATATTACGAGAATCACAAAGATATATTGCTTCTGGCGCGTCCCCGATTGAATTACAAAGAGGTATTGATGCAACAGTTAAAGAAATCACAAAAAATCTTACAAATATGGCAATCCCGGTTAAAAATGCTGAAGACATCACTCATATTGCCGCTATCTCAGCCAATAACGATGCTGCTATTGGAGGGCTTATTGCTCTTGCTGTTGATCGCGTGGGCGAAGACGGATCTATTACAATAGAGGAGTCTCGTTCTTTAGAGACGTCCATAGATGTTACCGAAGGATTTAAAATTGAATCCGGATACTGTGCTGCAGCCTTTATTACAGATGATCGGCGCTCAGTCATGAACTATGAGGAACCACTTTTCCTGATAACAGACCATAAGATATCACAGGTAGAACCAATATTGCCGATTCTAGAAATGATTGCACGGGAAGGCCGCCCCCTTATTATTGTCGCAGAGGATATCGAAGGACAAGCATTGGCAGCCTTGATTATGAATGCAATACGAGGTACCTTAAAGATTGCTGCCGTTAAGGCGCCTTATTATGGCGAAGAAAGAAGAAATCTATTAAGCGATCTCGCATTGTCAGTTGGAGCTACGTTGATAGCGAGAGAAGAGGGCAAAAAATTGCAAGAGATAGAGCTTTCAGATCTTGGAACGGCCAAGCTTGTTGAAAGCAACAAATACTCGACCGTAATCGTGGGCGGCAAATGTGACTTTAAGGCCATTGATGAGCGCATAGAGGCTTTAAAAAATCAAATCAAACAAACCTCTTCGATTCAAGATTGCGAACAATTACAGGCGCGCGTTGTGCGCTTGTCTTCGGGTGTCGCGGTCATCTCAGTAGGAGGTTCTACCGAAGTTGAAATGACCGAACGCAAGCACCGCATTGAGGATGCCCTGGAGGCAGTAAGATCCGCCCAGGAAGAGGGTATCGTTGGCGGAGGTGGTGTTGCGCTCATTGAGGCAACAAAAAAGCTTTTAATCGAAACTAACCACTCAGAGCAAGCTCTCGGCGCGGTTATCGTAAAAGAAGCATGTAAAGAACCATTTCGCCAAATGGCACTCAATGCAGGAGAACCTCCGGATGTGTTGATTAAGACAGTAATGGAGGCAGATGAGGGCATGGGCTGGGATTTTAGAAACAATGAGTTGGTCAATCTACTTGATAACGGCATTATCGATCCAGTTAAAGTTACCAAGGCTGCTCTTCAGAACGCTGCTAGCTGCGCTGGGACCCTAATTACTACTAATTTTGGCATTATACAGACAGGAGAATAAAATGCAAGAAGGAGATTTGATTCACATACCCCAAGATGTTCTGTTATTCGACAAGAATAATATTTTTATTGATAAAACCAAGAAGCCGATAGTGGGGGTTTTTCTAAAAGAAACGCCAGTGGGTTCACCATGGCAGGCCGGCACATACACCGTTTATGCCAAAGGCCGCGAAGCGGTGGTGGCGAGAAGATGTGTGTACCCCATGGAGGAAGAATGTTAGTTAAATTAACCGAAGTGTGCAACACTGGCGCAGTTACTGCAAATGCTAAATATTCCTTGCGCGAAGTCTTTGTTAACCCGGAACATGTAGTGATGGTTCGTGAAGAGCGGCGTTTGCGAGAGTTAAATGAACAAGGGCGTCTGCCAAGCGATCTGGACCCGGACCACAGATTTTCGAAAATCATAATTGATCGAGGCAACACCGGCACTGAAATAACTGTGGTTGGCGCGCCGGAGATTATCGAGTTGGCGCTTCAAAATAGCTCCAAACAACTTTTAAGGGGATGATATGGGACAAAGGATAACTATTCAGTATTCCGTCGAGGAGACGGAACTTAAGTATGAGACGTATAGGCTTCTTACTAATAGTCTAGCCCGGCTAACTTCGATTAATGCCGGCACGCCCGATGTTCAGAGTGTTTTAACAATCGGCACACTAAAAGAGGTAAACGCTTTACGCGAAGAGATGGCCCGAATCGATATCATGTTGGAAGATGTATCTGCTATAATTGATGGGTACGTTAGGTACGAGCACGGTGTTTTTTTAGGTGAGAGCACCGAGCCCGCTGCAGCACCAGACATAGAAGGTCTTCAGCAGAAGCTGCAAGGCTTGAAACACGCCCTTCAAGAACCCAATGAAGTCTCCGATTAAAGATTTAAGATACGCCTCAAGGGCGTTAAGTGTGCTTAAGCGCATAATCCCTGCGGATAGTTCCGTAGAGTCGTTTTTGTTGTTTGCCGGCGATCTGGAGATCAACTTAGCAGAAGCCGGCCGCCAAGTCACCGCTCATACCAATAGATATGTAATTTATGATTTTTGGGTATCTTTGTTTGAAAGCCCATGGGTGCTTTCTGAAATGGCCCAATTTTTTTACCCGTTTGAAAGTCAAGAAGTTTTTAACGTATTTCAAAAAGATTATAGTAAAAAAAAGGATCCCTATATGCGCGCAGCCCTATTTTTTTTGTTAAATCGGTGTTCATCAAATGGAATGATATCTTCTGGAGATTTAGATCAAAAAAATTATACCCCTATGGCCCTGACTCACCTTGAAAGATTTAAACAAATTAATTTTGACGTTGTTTGCGATCAGTCCGAGAACTTTTTAGCGAACGTTTCACAAATAAAAGATACTGATTTCATCTTTTTTCCAGTAGGAAAGTTTAGTTTCAATTTGTTAGAAGAAGGGATTACCCGCGGCCAAGAAGAAACAACGATTTATCACAAAGAACTAAAAGAGACTGTAGATGCTCTTAAAACGCCCACAATCTTGAATTATGTATATCATCCGGGCGTCGTGCAACTTTACAGCGACTATGAGATGATTATGTTAGATAAATATGGAAAAGATACTTCTGACAAAACTAAAGCAAAGGAGCTTATAATTGCAAATTTCGGAATTAGTTAAGGCATGCGCCCTCTTCACAGTGGCGCAGGCATGTGTGTGGTTTCAGTGTTATTCTCACTATGTGTGGGAATGGTGGCAAAATAAGCCAATTCATGCGGCATTAGTATACGGGATTCCTGCTAGTATTTGTTTTTGGTATGGTACGCGCCTCGCAGTCGATGCCACCAGCGAAGCGTGGGCGGCGCGCCTATTAGGCTTTGGAATATCATATCTAACTTTTCCATTACTCACTTGGTGGCTTTTAAATGAAAGTATGTTCACGACAAAGACAATGATTTGTGTAGCTTTGTCGGTTATGATAGTAATGGTACAAATATTTTGGAGATAAAATGACAATAGTAGAAAAGCCTTGGGGCTTTGAATTAATTTGGGCACAAACGGATAATTATGTCGGCAAGTTATTGCACATTGACGCACAACAAAGGCTTTCTCTTCAATATCATGAAATTAAAGAGGAAACTGTTTTTGTCACGCAAGGAATTCTTTTAAATTATGATGCCGGCGGGAATGTGCAAGCAATTCCCGCCGGCCAATCGTTACATGTTCAGCCTAATCAAGTTCATCGATTTGGCGCCGGCAAGAAATACGTTGAGCTTATTGAAGTGAGCACCCCATATCTTGATGATGTTGTTAGATTAGAAGATGACTATAAGAGATAATAAACTATTTATTACGTTGAGGAATTAAATATGAGTGATTTTGCAACGGATAAGTGGTTTAAACATGTCCGAGAAGAATTGATAGTAGAGGGCTTGAGAGACATCGGTCTCCCCGAATATGTCGTCGATTTTATCGAAGAGGCAATGCCGTCTTCCCCGGAGAAGGCGAAGGTGTACACAGGCAATGGCTGGAAGAAAGCCTTCA